TTGTGAAAAGACTTGGAGAGTTTGCCAACGTTGGACTAGATTATCACCAATATTATAACATGAGAATAGGCTTACATAAAGACAATTACGTTGATGCTAACTCAATGACACGTTTGGTAGATGTGTACCAACCAACGCAAACTAGCGATGGTCAAGGTGGATATTCAACAACATTTACAAAAGTGGCAACTGTTTGGGGTGATTATAGACCACAACCACAAAACAGAGCAATACAAGAAAGTCAGTTAAGTTTTAATAGATATGCAAAATTGTTTATCCGTTGGGATTTAACAATAAGCGATACATATCAATTAGAAGTTGAAGGTCAACGCTTTACGATACATTCTATTAAGGATGTAGATAATGCGCATAGATTTTGGGAAATTGAAATGTACGCATAATGGATAAGATTACATTAAACGTAGAAGAGTTCTCTAAAATATATCAAAGGTTTAAACAATTAGATCAAGTAGCAAAAACAGAAATTAAAAATGAATTTAATTCTTCTGCTTTAAAAATACAAGCTACCGCTAAAAGATTAGCACCTGTAAATTTTGGTAACCTTAGAAATAGTATAGTTTTAACTCAAGAAGGTGATCAAAATGATTTTGTATTTACTATTGCTGCACGAGCAAAATATGCGCCTTATGTTGAGTTTGGTACTGGTTCTAAGGTAAGTGTGCCAAGTAATTATGCAGAATACGCTGCTAAATTTAAAGGGCAAAAAGGAGGCAGTTTTAAAGAAATGATTGAAGCATTAATGCTATGGGTAAAAAGAAAAGGCATAGCTAATGGGAAAAATCAAAAATCAATAGCTTATGCAATAGCTATAAGTATATTAAGAAGAGGGATTAGACCTCAACCTTTTTTAATACCAGCTTTTGAACAAGAAAAAAAGAACTTAATAAAAAGAATTAAAAACGTATTAGATGCTAAATCCTAACATAGAAATAAAAAAATGGTTTTATACGCATTTAGCAAGTGCAACAGGATTATCTATTTATGATGGTCTTGCACCAGAAAATGCAGCTAATGAATATATAGTAATGGATGGCAGAACATCCAACCAAGATCAAGGGAAAAGTGGATATACAAACTCTATTAGTATAGACGTTGACATTGTTACAAAAAGTGCTAACTTTGGCTATAAACGTGCTGAAGAAATTAGCAATTTGGTTTTAACCGCTATAAATTCAGATACTAAAATAACATTGGCGAATGGATTTTATAGTTCTTCGTTATTTGTACAAAGTATTAGAAACTTAGATGGATTAAATCCTTTAGATAACGTATTTAGAACGATTATAACATATAATATAATAATAACTCAAAATTAAATAAAATGGCAGAAACTAAAGTATCAGCTCGTGATTATATCCTTTTAGCGGATATTGATGGCGATTCAACTTTCAAACCAGTTGCTTGTTTGACAAGTAACTCTTTAACATCAACTTTAAACGTAATTGATGCAACTTCTAAATGTGGAGACCAATTCCAAGCTGGTCCTTCATTTAGCCAATCTTTCAGAGCAGAAGGTTTTGCAATTGACGAAACTGGAACTCCAAGCAAAGATTCTTACCAACAATTATATGCTGCTCACGCTGCAAGAACTCAATTCGCTATGAAGATGGGTAAGGCAAGTCCTACTGCTGGAGATATCACATATAGTGGTCAAGTATTTATCTCTGCTTTTGATGTAAACGCAGCAGATAAAGATGATGTTAAATTTACTGCCACATTCACAGTAGCTTTACCTCCTGTAAGTCAAACTGAACAAGCATAATAAAAAACAACAAAACGAACTATGTTTGAATTAAAAGTAAACAACAACAAAATCAATTTAAAATGGGGAACTTGGTCAATGCGAGAATTTTGTATTGAACGAAACATAACCATTGACAAGTACTTTGAATTATTAAGTAATGCTCATTATGACTTAGACGTAATTATTAAATTAGTTTACATCGGTTATAAATCGGCTTGTGTTAGTAATAAAGAAGAAATCATTTATACAGAAAATGATGCTTGTGATTGGATTGATGAATTAGGCTCTATTTTTGTAGCTGAAGGCCCTTTGGTAGATTATGTAAAGTATGTAGTAAATACTACTGTAACAAGTGTACAAGGTAAGCCTAAAGAAGAAAAAAAAAAGTCTAATAAAACTAAGTTGGGATGATATTTTAGTTAAGGCTGCTGAATGTAATATACGCCCAAGCGAGTTTTGGGAGATGACTTGGAAAGACTTTTCTATTATTGTAATGGGAAGGGAAAAACAAGAATTAAACGAATGGGCGAGGACACGAAACCTCGCCTATATTGTATATTTAAGTAGCACAACTGAACCATCACCTAAAAGTTTAAAATCATTCTGGCATATTCCAGAAATTGACGATATTGAGGAGGATGAAGAAAAAGTAATGCTAACAGATGATCAGTTGGCAAGAACATTAAAAATGTACGGAGTAAATAATTAAGATGGCAACAGAAACTTTAAAACTCGTCATAACTGCTGATAATGCCGATGCATTAGCCAAGATTAAACAATTCTCTGAAAGTTTAGGCGCTCAAACAAGAGAATTTGAAAGGAATAGAAAAGCCACAGGTGATGCAACTTACGCTTTAACAAACTTTAGCCGTTTAGCAGAAGATAGTGCTTATGGTATTAGAGGTGCTGCAAACAACATCAATCCATTTATTGAATCATTCAAAAGATTAAAAGACGAAACTGGCAGTACTAAAGCTGCGTTAATGTCAATGGTACAAGGACTAATTGGTCCAGCAGGTATTCTTGTAGCAGTGTCTGCAATTTCAGCAATTTGGATTAAATATAGTGATTCTCAACAAAAAGCTAAAAAAGAAGCAGAAGAATTAGCAAAAGCAAATGGTACTAATGCTGATACATTAAAAAAGCAAAAAGAAGAAATTGAAGGTATTTATCAAGCAACTGCTAAAGAATCTACACAAGTTTCTACATTAGTTGCTATTTTAAATAGTGAAACAGAATCAAGAAATAGAAAGCTTAGTGCATTAAAAGAATTACAAAAGATTAATCCAGAAATATTTCAAGGATTAAAATTAGAAGGTACAGTTGTAGTTGGTATTAATGATGCATATAAACAATATATAGATAATTTAAGTACAATAATTGCTTTAAAAATTAAGCAAAAGGAATTAGAAGATGTTACTGAAAAATTATTAAAAAATCAAGGTGTTACTTTAAGTGAAGATGAAAAGTTTATAAAAAAAGTAGGAGAAGCATATAGACAAAATAGAATTAATACTGCAAATGATGTTGAGGCTAGAAAAATAGCAACACAAGTACAAGCAGAAAAAAATAAAAAAGAAAGTGAGGAAATAGTTTTATTAGAAAAAAGAGATAGGATATTAAAGGCTATTCAAGAATTATCAAAAGGTGCTAAAATTACTGGAGAAGGTAATCTTGGTGGAGATAAAAAAGACCCTTATATTGAAGCAACAAAAGATTTTAATAATGCAGTAAAAGCAAATTTAGAATTATTAAGTGCTGCTAAAATATCACAAGAATCATACTTTGCTAATTATTTAGAAATAATTAAAAGCTATGTAAATAAATTAAAGGGTATTGATACAACACAAGCACAAGAAAAACTTAAAGCGTTAACACCAAAAGAATTAACAAAAAAAGTATCTGATACTTATGATGCAGACTTAGAAGCAAAAGCTGCTGCTATGGATGCATTTGATAAAAATCCATTAAAAAGAGGTGCTAATATATTGGGTAATGAAGCAACACCTTTTAATAAAGAAGCTTTTGAAAGTGGTAAAAAAGAATTTAAAGATTGGGTTGATGAAGTAAAAAAAGGCTTTAAAATAGCTGATGAAGATGCAAAACGATTTGCTAATACTTTGGCTAATGTTACAACTAATGCAGTTCGTGGTATGTGGGAAGCAATGAAAAAAGGTGAAAATGTACTTGAAGCATTAGGTAATGCATTTTTAAATTTAGCAGAAGATATTGCATTTGCTATATTAAAAGCACAAATATTAAAATCATTAGAAGTAGCTTTAGATATTGGTACTGCTGGAACTGGTGGCGGAGGCGGAGGAATAATAGCTTTATTAGCTAAAGTATTGGGCGGTGGTATGGCTGAAGGAGGGATTGTAAGCAGACCAACTTTAACAATGGTTGGCGAAGGGAATGAACACGAAGCCGTTATGCCGTTAAGCAAGTTAAGTGGATTTTTAAATACATCATTTAATGCAGGTGCAATGACAAGTGGTAGTGTAAATGGTGGACAATTTGTATTAAAAGGAAACGATTTAGTTTTAGCATTACAACGTTCTAATAGTAACTTAAACCTTAGACGAGGAATATAATGGCATACGCTAATAAATATAAAATAACAATGGCTACCAAAAGCGGTAGCACATCAACACTTTATTTACTAGAAGATGGGTATTCAGGAAGTTTAATAGAATATCCAGCGGTTAGTTTGCAGATTCAATATTTGCCTAAAAGTGATGATATATTTGAGCCTATTTATGCAAGTCAGTTAAATGTTATTTTAGACGTAACTGATGATCTAACAAATATGCCTGATTTTACGACATTAAATGACCGAAAGTATTTATGTCAATTATATTATAATACTACATTAGAATGGCAAGGATGGGCATTGAGCGATTATGTTCAATTTAGTTATACAACAGGTAGAAAGAATTTAGCATTTAACGCTATTGATGGTTTGGGTATGTTAGAAAGAATACCTTATCCATTACCTACTAACTATACTTTAGTAAATAGGATTACTTGTTTAAGTTATTTACAAACGGCTTTAGCAAGTGTTGGATATACTTTAAATGTGATAAGTGGTATTAGTTTTTTTAGTTCTGGAATGCTAAATAGAGGCAACGGCGCACAATATGAACCATTAAAGCAATCATATCTTAATTATGCATCTGTTGTTGACGATAATCAAACACCATATAATTGCTTACAAGTAATATCAAATATTGCTAAAGCTTATGGCAGTAGATTATTTCAGGCACAAGGTAAATGGTATATTGTTCCTTTAACGGAATTTGCACAATCAAGTTATTATTTTACTGAATATAATTCAAGTGGGACAGTAGTAACTAGCGGTACAAAATCATTGACAAGCCAAATTCAAGGATATACAGGAAATACTAGCGGTTTGTTTTTTGTTGACAATAGTCAATTTAAGATACTTAGAAAAGGGTATAATAAGATTAGATTTGAAAAACAAATAGAATATCCAAATAATTATATAACAAACTGGACATTAAAAAATTATACAGTTATTTCACCAACGCAAGGTGATGCTTTTGGATGGACTGAAAGACGTGAAACAGATGGTCAGATATATGTAAAGAATTACCCTAATCAGACTTATAATTCATTTATTATGAGTAATGGTATTGCATCGCCTTATGACATCGGAGTTAGTCCAATTAATTTGCCAAAAATGGGAATTAATGAAACTGCTACTATATCATTCGACATTGCTGGTATTGGAGTTCCTGCTAGTGGACCAGATGCATTATTTATATTGAAAATAACTTTAGTTACGGCAAGTTTCACTTATTATATAGATGAAAATAAACAATGGAAAAATACAGGTACAAACTATTATTTTTATCCATTTGATCCTGCTAATGCAAAGGCTAACTTTAAAATAGATTTGCCACCTGCTCCAGATAATGGACAATTAGCATTTGAATTAGTTATCGCTGATGCAAGTTCTTCTTATTGGAAATCAACAGTTGGTACAGTAGAAGTACAAAACTTTGCGTTAGAAGTAATACCTGCATTTACGTCTTTATTAACTCAAAGTTATATTAATGATACAAACGAATATGTTTTAACAATAGATTTACCTTTTGGGTTTAATAGCGATGCAGATGGATATTTTTCATATAGAGGGTTTTTAAGTGATGTGGAAGGTTTTAGTTTAACTGGATGGAATCGTTATGAATATCCTGCTGATTTATATAGATCATTAAGTGATTTAATTGTAAAACAATATTCAAACTGCTTAAATAAGAACGTTATTAATTTAGACGCTTCTTTAATGGGCATGAATACTACGAATGGTAGATTAAGCGGTGCAATGAGATTAACGGCAACTGACACTGATCCAGCACAAATAAGTGTATCAAATAAAAAATACATATTAGGTAATTCTACAATAGATTTATTTAATGATATTATTCAGGCTACTTTATTAGATATAAACAATGAAAATGTAACAACTACATTAACAACAAGTTATTCTAACAATAATTTAAGCGGACAAGTAACTGGAACAGGGCATTTAAGGTCAACTGCTTATACAACTAAAGAAGCTGCTTATGCTGCGCCATTTACTACATTCTTGGTGTATAACAATTTGGCGGTAGGCTTACCAAGTGTCGGAAGTGTTTATTATACTGATAGCACATTAATAACTCCATTTAACGGAGCGGCATTATGGTGGAAGATACAAACAGGCCCAGTTGACTTTGCGGCATTTAAGATAAGCAGTAGTGGTATTATAACAGAAATTTATGGTTAAATTTGTAATATGGCAGACAAAGTACAAGGTAAAAATATAATGCTCTATTGGAATAATCCAAATGGAGTTTTCTTCTTTAATGGTGGAACTTCAGAAGGTGTTTATTCTAGTAATACATATTATCAGTTAAGTTCTGTACAAAGTACAGGAAGTGCATCTAACTTTCAACGTGCAGATAGCGGTATTATTACACGTTTTATGACTGATGTAAACGTGCCAAACGTAACAAGTTTAATAGGTGGAACTTGGACTTTTCAATATTATGCAGGAATAACTTATAGTGTTGATTATAACCCATCCATTTATTTTATTGTAAAAAAGTTTGATGGTACTACATTTACTACAATAGCGACATCTGGTAATACAGTATTAACAAGCACATCAGTAACTAAATATACAAATTCAGTTGCTATTCCAACAACAACTTTAACAAGTTCTGATAGAATTGTTATAGAAGTATGGGCGGCTAATGTAGGTGCTAGAGATATAGATTTTTATACGCAAGGAACGCATCCTGCACAAGTAACTACTACTATGGCAGTAGATGTGCCTTTTGCTTGTTCTACTAACGCAACTTTTAGCGTAAACGTAGATCAAAAAGAAGTAACTTCTCAAAGTTCAGCATGGTATCGTGAATACAAAAATGATATTGCTTCTTGGACATTGTCATGTGATGGTTTAATAACTTTAGATGGGTATAACTATTTATTCCTTTTAAATCAGCAACAATCAAGACAAA